TCTTGCCTTCTTTGACTGATTCATTATTGTTCGTTACAGTGTATGGTTTACCTTTGATATGTACAATAGCTTCGCCTTCTTTATCTACGTTGCCATCCCAAGTACCATCTGCGTGAGCTTTACGAGCAGCTTTAACATCTGGGTTGTTATCAATAGCTGGATTACGCTTCATTTTGCCTTCTTCAAGACCTTCTTTAGTAATCTTAAATGAAGCAATTGGTGCTGATTTAAGAGCGGGATCTTTCCACAACTTCACAGCTTTATTAATTGCTTCAAAAGCAGAACGAGCTTTAACAACTTGCTTATCGCCTTTCTTAAGCTTATTAACTGGCTTTTGAACAGTCACTGTCCAAGTAGACATAGTGGCTTCTCTTAATTCATTAAACCTTTTCATTTTTCATTTCCTTTTTAGATTCGGCTGCTTTACGACGGGCCAAGATTCTTTCTACGAATTTACGGCCGGTCTTAGTTCTTCCGTCGTAATCTTTTTTCTTCTTTTTCTTAACAGCGTCAGCTGGAAGTGAAACACCAGCACTAGCTACTGAATTAGCAGCGGCGTCTTCCCACATATCGTTAAATGATTTCATCGTTTTAAGTCCGCGCTTGTTACTAGTATGTTTTGTTTAGTTAACATATGTGTTACTTCGTATATGTTTAAACCAAATATGTTGCCATGAGCTTCTGTAAAATCAATAGCTTCCACCTTAGTATTTATAAAAGCTATCACTTCACCAGTCACAGGAGATGCAATTGATTGAGTTAATAAGTATGTTCCAGGAGATAATTTATCTTCAGTATCAAACCATGCTACGCTTTCTGATATATCAGTTTCAGTAAAGTTTTCGATATCTTCAAAGACCTCATCTAAAACTTCTCTAATTTCGTCATCAGTAAGACCAGTGTTTTCTTTGATCAAATATAAAGCTGAAGCATAAGATGCTAGTTTGCTTCCGCCACCAGGTATCTTATTAAGTAATCGCTTTATATTAAAAACTAATCTGTGGAATACTGTATACGCTGATTTTTCTTGTGGCGTTTTTCTATCTTTAGCTTTCTTAAGGATCTTTCCTTCAGCGTCGATAATGCCTAGTTCATAAGCATCGGTCTTATCCCAATCTGATACTAATAACTTTAGAAATCTAAAGGCATAGAATAAATCTGCTGTGCGTGATACTACACTCATTAAAGTTTCCTTAATTTGTTTATTACGTTCTGATCTAATGGTATTTCTACCTTAGAGTCTTCGTGTAAATAATTCAAGAAGATTAAAAAAGTCTTAATAGCTGAGTAATGTTCTGGTTCTACTTTAAACCACATCATTCTATTAGCTGCGTCGATACCAAATACGTTGTATAAAACAATAATATGGTTCAATATGAGTCTTTCTTGTAAATCGCCATATTGTTCATAACGTCTAAGTAATCGTTTAAGATATTTAAATCTTGTCAAATCTTCTCTAAACTCTTCTATGTCACAACACTCAGGATTATTGTAGTGTTGTGACGCAAAGAGTTCAAAGTTTCTACTAGTTAGTGTATCAAATAATTTCATCATATATTATATATAACTAGTCTTCTTCATTCTCAGCTTCGTAATTAGCGTCAACCCAATCAAAGAATTCTTTCTTCTTGTCGCCTTTAAGATCTGCTGGAGAATCAACACCAAACTTCTTAAGAGCTTTATCAAAGAATGCTTTATACTTAGCTTTGTCTTCTAATAGACTATTCATCTGAATAGCTTCGTCAAGCATAGCATCGTCTACAACAATAGATTCATTAGCTAATTGTAAAGCAGCTGCTACTTCTTTATCTTTAGATAGACCTTTCATCATCTTTTCGATTTTCTTAACAGCACCAGTCATATCACCACCCATATTAAGAGCAGTTTCTACAGCTTTCTTAACTAGTTTTTTATCAGCTGATTCGTCTAAAGATTCGTTCTGAGTGAGAATCTTTTCAACTGTTTTAATAGCTGTGTCTAAGCTTTCTTTATCGATAGTATCGATATAGACTTTAGAACCATCTTTGCGTTTCATTATACGAACCATGGTTTTAGCTTTTGCGTTATGTACTGCTTTCTTAATGGTAGTAGCTTGATCATTTGTCGCGGTGATTACAACTCGAGTGTCTGTTGATCTATCGATTGTTGGTTTAGCGCCTTTAGGTACTAACAACGCAGCGTTTTTACCAGCCCATGTTTCTATGTCAGAAAGTAATTGTTTAAACGTTCCGCCTAGTTTAAAATTAGCCATCGTTTTACTTGATTTTTTATGGACAATAGATTCATCGTCAATATAAGCACCCTGTAAAGCAGGCTTAGTATTATCACTCGCAGCTTTTTTAAGCGCGCTTAAGATTGAAGCTGGTTTGTATTGAAATGATGGTATTAATTTGGTTGGATCCAAACGAGCTGGTTCTTTCTTAACTAAGATATCATTATTACCAATGGCCTCTTCAATGAATTCTGCTGCTTCGTCAAGATCTTCATTAGTCTTCTTTTTCTTATGGAAACGCTGACGCGCTACTAATAGATTTTGAGCTTTAGAACGGCTTAAGCCAAATTTATCATCAAGAGTCTGAACGCCATCTTCAAAATCATCCATGGTTTTTAATATTGAATCAATATCCTTATCTGTTGGCGCCTTTGCTTCTTTAACTACAGAACCATCTTCTTTTTCGCCAGACTTCTTAACTTTGTGCTTGCCTTTAAACTCTTTTTCGCCTTTAGCTTTTGGCTCAGCGACTTCGTCTACAGGCTTCTCATGGGTATACCCATCATCAGCTAATGCTTTATGTTCTTTAGAATCTTTAGCAGTTTTAACATCGTCACCTTTGTACATGTCATGCGGATATTTAACATCTTCTACTATAGCACGTACAGCTTTAGTTAGGCTTGCGATTATATCGTCTTCATATGTTTTCATTAATATTCTCCTATTTTATGAAAAGCATGCCCGTAATAGTTGTGGCGGCCGCCGCAATTACTATCCAGAACAATTTGTTTATTACACTTACAGTTGCAGCGTTTTCACGTACAATCTGATCTAATTTATCAACTCTTTGTATAAGACCTAATATTTGAATACCTTGCTGTTTATTTATCTCAACAAGCGTTATAATTTTTTCCTCGGCACGAGCTAAAGCGATGATAGCTTCCGCCATCTGATCGATTTTCTTCTCAATCCGGTCAAGCCTTATTTGATGCTCGGCTCGATCTTGTTGCGCATTAGACATACTTGTAAACCCTACATTTTAGGGGAGTAACCCCTTTAATTAATCTATGGTATTCGTCCTTACGTATGTCGAATACCATTCCTTTTTTTAATAGCCAAGGCAAACATTTCTGCATCTGAAATTGCCAGCCTTCGCCTTCTAAAATTTCTATTTCTCGATCTTCAAAGTCTCTATGCCAAACGAATTCAGCATCTTCGCAAGTCGGGTCAAACGTTCTTATCTCGCCATCTTCCCAATACGGTCTACCAAAAGTAATTTCCACCACCTTTAAGCCCCAAGTCTTTAGCATACTTTGGGAGACGACATGCCCAATAGCCTGCTTTCATCTTATCGGTCTTCGTGTCACATTTATGACGAGCTGCAAAGCTTTTTGCTGCATCCTTATCGCCAATTTTAGATGTAAGACCACCCTTTTCGTCGCCAAATTCGATTTTCTTTACGTTACCAGTCTTAGGGTTTTTAACGTAAACAACATATTTCTTTTTGCCACTAGATCTACTAGGCTTATTAAGCTCAGGATCTCTGCCTTCGTCTATCTCGATCATAGGTTGTTCTAAAGGGACTTGAATACCTTCATAGATACCAAACCTTTCTTCGAGGTGTTCGACAAAGCTATGCATTATTTGCCTGTCCAAGTTCTTACGACTTTACTCATAATCATCTTGATAGCTACTTGATATGCCCAGCCATGGCCATACCAACTATGGAAAGTGTGGTTCTTTTCTATTTGATCTTTACCACCGAATTTCTTAGTCCAGTTATCAATATATTCGCCTTTGTATCTTAATACCGCGTGATTGACTTCTGACTTACTAGGGCCTACTAAACAAATACCAGCTTGATGGGTAATTAACATCCACCACATTTTAAAGTGACTTTCGCCACATAGTCTATAAAGAATTGACAGAGAATAATCTTCACAATCTCCAACGAATTTGCCATCAGAATCAGCCGAATATATAATCTTCCATGCGTCGCTCATACCGTATTGTTCTTTATCGTATCGGTACTTCCAGCCTTTATTAAAAGCTTTTATCATTTTATTTCTGGCTTTAATCTCTTCACTAATCATTTCTTTTGTCCCTTTATCCAATTAACTGCAATGTAATTCTCAGGAGGTTTAGAAGCCCAAGTTTTTATTCTTTTAAATGCGCTTTGTGTTTGTCCATCAATATCTGAATCGTTAGAATTATCAACAATAATTAATCTATTTCTAAATAGACCTTGAAATTTACCAATGTTCCTTTGTACGTCTTTCCACATACCCGTTACCATACCTTTATCTAGGGTACGAGTTCTTTGATCGTTTCTATCTAATGCTGTTTCTAAATCAGTATTAACAAATATCATATGTACAGCATATCCAATATCTCTTAACATGTCAACTTGTTTTTTAATCTTAGCATAATCCTTGCCAGTACCATCAATAACAAGACCTAATCTACCTTCAAGTGCCATAGTCATCTGTTTGCCAGTTATAGCTTTAGCCTTAGCTCGTATAGATTGACCTTGAGCTGAAGCAATATCTTCTGGAGCAGATGTAAGTCCAGCTTTAGCTAAACCTTTCTCAAAAGCCTTATCTGAATTAATTAATCTAAATCCAAGAGCTTGAAGCGCAGTTTTACCTACAACAAATGATTTACCAGAACCAGGGCCGCCAGCTAAGAATATAGCTTTAAATATAGAAGGATCATTTACACCCTCCATTAGCTCGATATGTTCTTTAAAATTATCCATTAATCTTCCTTACGCTTTTTCTTCTTTGATGCATCTTTAAACGCTTTATCTGTTGGAGCGCCTTTAGAACCAGGCTTTCTCATTTTCTCGTCAGATCCACCTTTAATTCTCTTACGTTTTTTATGTATGTTATCCCATAGGCCAGGTTTACCTTCCATCATATCTTTAAATGATACCATTGCCGGAGGCGTTTGACCTGGTGTTTCAGCTGCATATTTCTTTAATACTTTTGGTTCGCCAACTCCACCACAGTTTTCTAGTAACTCAACTGAGTCTATCCATACTCTCTTTTTCCATTCACCAAATTCGACTACTAAGAAGTTAGTACCACATCTTTTAATAACGCCAATTTGATTTGTTTCTTTTAGTACGACTTCGTCACCTTCTTTAAAAAGGTTACCTTCAATGAATTGTTCTCTTTGTGGTGATACTGGATCTAGTTCGATATGTTTGCGGTGGTGGTGAGTTTCTTTTAATCCAAGGCTTTTTCTAATTGCGTTAAACAATGATTTTGAATCTTTATAACCTTTTGGCATACCTTTTGTGAAGTTTTCTAAATCGTTTTCTGATGCGTATAACCTTAGCTTAGATGCTGACATACCAGCAACGCCATCGGCATCTGGATCTCTTTCGCCAGCTGAAACTACGCTTACACCGTTTTGGAAATTATAGAAACCATGTCTAGAATCGACACCGTTATATTTGTTAAGTAATACATCAAATTCTTTTAATCTATCTGAACCAGCAACCATTGTTACTGATGTATAACCTTGTGAATATAACTTAACACAAATATCTAATGCATTTCTGACATCAGCATCAGCCATTACGCTACGAGCATGTTTTGGGAACATCTTACGTAAAAACTTTACTTTCTCTTTAAAGGACAATGGATTCTTTTTAGGGTCTTGCGACTTTGAGCCGTATATGCGATATGGATTACTACCTGCAGTCGCTTTTAGCTTGTCAAAAAGTTTCTCATGACCTGAAGTTGGTGGATTGAATCTACCAAAGACGAAGAATACTTCGCCCTTAGCTTCAGTTAAATATTCGCTAAAACTCTTAAATTCCATATTATTTATCAGCACCTTTACTTTTCAGTTTAGCTCTATCAGCCTTTTTAATTGCTGGTAGTAACTTTTTAGCAATCTTAGCAATTGCGCCTTTTTTACTAGCTAAACGCTTTTCAATACCAGCTCTGCCAGCGAATGATAGATCACCTTTCTTTTTATTCTTAAGTATTTTTTGTATCATTATATCGCGAGCTTTTTTAGTGGCGCGACCTTTGAGTTTTTCTGGAGATGCTAGTTTACGAGCAGCTTTCTTTTTACCTAATGCGATCTTAGATTTATTCTTTCTGAAACTAGCTTTCATTTTCATGCGATGCTGAAGAGTCATGGCTTCTGTAGTATCTTCTACAGAGTCATCACTGAATTCTTCGTTATGTTCTTTAAAAGTTTTCATGGTTATCCTCGGTTCCATTTAGTTAGGGCTATCCCAACCTTTAATAATATCCTTACTGAAGTTATTAGTAGAAAATTCTAATCTATCAACAAGTTTTACTGCTCCACCTTCCATACGATCTATAGCAACAAAACCTTCTGGGTTGGTTACCTTAAATCCGGATTTAGTCTTCACAAAAGTGCCTATTTTGTTTAGACTATTAAGTTTATTTATAATAATTAATTTGCTATCTACGACTAAATTTTGTAAATCGAATACATTTTGTAAGTTTTTTATGTTTGAAGCATCAAAGAATTTAAGTAATTCATCACGTTTTGTTGATTGTGTGTCTTTACCCTTTTGAGATTTTCTTTTATCAATCTCTTTTTGATAACGTTCTTGGACAAAGGTAATAAGACCCATTGCATGAGACTTAGTATTAGTAATTCTTTGGCCTTCTCTAACTTTCCTATTATTATATACATTAATAACAAGGTTTAATTCTTTGTTTGATTCTAGCTCTTTTAGTGTAGAACCTGATATTTTTCTAAATAACTTACCAGCAGCTGAAAGTTTGCTGTTAAGCGCTTCAGTTTCAGATTTAGTTAGTGTTGCAGTACCAGACAAATCAGGTAATGTGGCATCAACCATCCAAACGTCCTTTGACGGTTTTAACTTTGAAACAATTGGTCTACCAAACTCAGCTCTCATCGTTTCGAAAGTCGCACCACTATAGATTGTATGCCAGACAATTCCAATCTTAGCTGATCCAATTTCCTTAGCAAGAGGTTGATCAAGAGGTACTGCGTAAGCGATAGTATTAGGATGAAATACAATATGAGGTACTCCATCTATTTTTTCCTTTTTAAGATCTGATTTATCAAACATAAAGTCGCCTTGAATGACGCCTTTTACACCAAGAGGCTTAATATAATCATAGGCCATTTTTAGTTTTGTACTTAGATCACCACTAGTATCAGCATCAATATCTTCATGAGACTTATAAATCTTTGGATTAGCATTAAAGATACCTTTCTTAGCAACAAAGAACTTACCGTCAGATGGATCTTCTCCAGCAAATACAGCAGGAGCTCCATCCCATTTAACAGTGATGTCAACTGAAGATTTAGCGCTACCCGATAACATATCTCTTAATGATCTTAATGCGAGTATAGCTTGTCTTGCGCCTTTTACTCCACCATCAAGAATCAAATCTTCAAGGTGCTGCATGTGAGTGTTCTTTCCAGCTGCTTCGGCTAGTTGATTTTTAAAACTTTTCATTTATACATACTCTTAAATTCGTTTGTCATTACAGCATTAAAATTAGGAGCCGATGTAAATGAACCCTTATATCTTAATATGATATTACATATAGTAACCTTACCAATTTTTAAATCAAACTTTAAGTTAGCAGCCTTTGAGCCCGGTTGGAATGCTTGTACAACACCTGGGGTAAATACGATTGCCGGTTTACCACCAGAGAATAGCTCATGCAATTGGCTAGTCACTGAGTCTATGTTTTTATATTCGCCGGTCTCAACTACCACTCCTTTTTTGGGGCCGTAGTCTCCTATTCCTGTTACT